TTTTCCATTAAATTCCAGATATTCCAGACCGCCGTAGAGGTTTTAGATAATTGCGAGGAGTCTTCTCCTTCCTTACATAAATTTAGCTACATTCAAGATTGATCCCATGACGTTACCTACAACATCTTTCTCAGGAACGAGTGAGTTGCTAGACTGGTGATCGCCACCGGCATTAACTAAACTTTTGACTGTTGCTTCAGGCTCATTTATAGTTTTCTGCATGTCAGGGTTGACAGAATTCAAAACTTGTGATGCTCCTACAGGATCTGCAGGTGTCTTCGTCTTGTCTCTAACATTCTTACCAATTACTTCATAAAAGGTAATAGCTTCAAAGTCAATATAAAGGCCAGTTGGTAAACCAACTCCTATAGTCCCCATACAAGCATTAAATGATGAACCGGGTATAAAAGCCCGAACGCCAACATTAGCATGCCAATCAGGAAAATAATTAAACTCATCCATCATAACAGGACTATAATACAACGATGTCCATTCAGTTGATACTATAGTTTTAAAATAAGTTTCTAGACCAGAATAATCTGCCGGAGCCATTGCTGACAACGAAAAATGATCAGGTTCTGTAACGTTATAACATATACCAGATGTTCCAACAACAGGTCCAGTATACCTATAACGATACCCACCACCAACAACCCGGTAGCTAACACCACTAAAAGCAGCATTAACCACCAAATCAGCCATTGAGAATTCGCTGTTAACCGAGAGAAGTATTGTATTTGCTAAAATACCTGCTCCCGTATCAGCTACCATAAAAGTATCTGCAATAGCAGTTGTAGTAGTAGTGCCATAGACTGAAGCATTCGAATTAAGAACACCAAAATCATTGGCCAACCATCTAGGTCTATACATTATTTGAAAAAAACCACCAGCATTAACACCAATAGTTCCCCTACAAAAAGCATAAGTTTTCTTACTATCTAAATTAGGTAATAAGGGTATACAAGGCAATAAGGTAGATGGGTCAAATCTGAAACCTTTAACTTTTTCAGCACATGACTTATCTTCCCAGTAAAAAGGACATGTCAAGCAAGTGGCATACGCTTGAGCACATTCAGAAAGTTTAAAAACTTCCTTAACACGCCCACCCTTAGAAATAGTTTTATTTTCTCTAGCTTTGGGTGCTTCACTTTTTCCCTTAATAACTTTCTTGCGACTACCAATCTGACTATCTAGTGATTTTTTAACATCACTTGGATTATTACGTAAAGCTTTAGATAAAGTTTGATTCTTAGAATGCTTAGCTAAATATTTCTCATATTTAGTTCGTCTTTCGGCTTTACTCAAATTAGCTGGAAGCGACTTATAGTACGCTTCTTGATTCATTACTGAGGTTTGTCCATTACCGTATGGATTAAAACCACCTTCGTTAAAAAACACAGGAGGCAACAAATGAGATATATGTTTCATAAGCTTTATTTGTTGTAGCATCTCTTGTGGAGAACTCGTAGGTGGAAATTTAGTGTCTATTAATTGAGCAATTTGATTAAAAGCTTCAAAAGAACATCCTTTAATATGTTTTAACTGTTGTATATTATGTTCTAATATAAACTTATCAGCTTGTTTTATCATTTCCTGTTCTTCGTGAATTTCACCCAAAATGTTCGAAGTCGAAATCAATTCATCTTCAGAGGATTCTTCAGACTCATGTGAACACGAGTCATCACCCATACCATTACCATAAGGGTTAAAAGAACCTTCTTTAAATTCATTTACAAATTCCTTCCTAGGATCTGCTTTCGACCACAAATATCTTAACGGATGGCCTTCCGGAGGCTCAGGTAGAGTTTTAATTTTCTCAAAAAACGGCACCATTTGTTGCGGGGACCAAATTGACAACTTAAGTATAATCTGGTCAGTCCAGTTTTCAAACGCAGCCATCTGCGTTGCACCTGAACCAAACACACCTGTAGGTACTTTATCAACCATTATAGTAGACACACACGACCATCCCGTCATGTTAGCCTCTATCCTGGGTTCAAACAATTGTATCTGAGTTAAACTCGTTGTTTGACCATTTCCATATGGGTTAAATGAACCCTCTTTAAACATCACCGCTAACCTAGCAGCTGCTTCTCTATCACTATTATCTAGAAACGGAGAAAATGTATGAAAAGGTTTTTCTTCATCCGAACACATACAGTATGATCTGATACATACCATAAGCTCAAAAAAAAACTTCTGTTGTCTATCAACTAAGTCTTTATTAGGTTTAGAAATGACTACGCTATCTACATCATCTACTAACTTAGCTACTCTAGCTAATTGAGTATAATAATCTACAGCATAAAAAGCAGAAATGTTTTTTGCATTTTGCTTATTATTATCTGTAGCAGACGTAAACCACCTAGATCCAGCACCCCCATCTATAGTACAGAGAGAGCGCCAAACCGGCACGTGATCAGATCCTCCAACACGACAAAAGTCGTAATTGGGACTAACAAATCCTTTGTTAACAGTTAATTCCTGTAACAATCCAATATAATTTACTTGTATATTAAATTTTTTATTTATTTCAACACTAGGAACATACTCACGCATTTCTGGTGTATATGCCTTAGCATCACTATTTAGTTGTGTTTTATTTTGGTCGGTTACAACTCCGACACGATTAAAGTTACGATTTGTTTTTTGCATATCGCCTTTAAAACCCACCACTTCCCGTTGCTTACACTGATTCTCCGTAAAAAAAAAATTGGTATTAGACCGAAAAAACGAGGATTCATAGCCTGTCATTAAATAAAATTGTGGCATCAGGCCAGAAGCAACACTACTCAAAAAATTGATGTTTGAAATCGCTAAGTTTTGACGTATATTATCATGGTCAAGTAAGAATCGTGCATAATCACACAACATCTTATTAACTAGCGTTCCAACCTCATTATCTATTCCAAAAGCTAAAGCAGATGCCGCCTCAACAATAGAACAATATTGCTGGGGAGACCTATCCTTTGACTCAAGGTTATATATAATAGAGGTTAATATTTTAGACCATCGCGGTTCACCAAAGTAGAGCTGTTGGGCTTTATTATAATAAATCGTATTACCTAAAAATTCTAATCCAACGAGATCGTCGAATTGCCCTTTAAAAGCTTTATCTTTAATCACCAATCCAAATTCTAAATAAATTTCTTTATATCTTCTTATAAAATCTTCTTCAGTACCATCCATCCAATCACTTATTATATAAGAGGACAAATCATCATCTCCATACAGGGAGATAACTGTATTCGTAAGTATAAATTCTAAAGTTGGTATAGTTCCATTTTTATCATAATACATTGTTATTAAAGTATACATTTCACAAATTATATGCGCTATAGTATTATCAGTTGAAGTTTTACCACTACCAGAGATATTACCAGTATGTCGTTGGATCAATTCTCCATTAAACAACACACAAACAGGATGACAAACATTCTGTTTAATATACTCAAAGTGTTCTAATTCTATTTCTGACATAGGACCAAATAACGCTTTTCTAACTTGATAAACTTCATCCATTAATGGAATAACTCTATCCCAACCTGAAACATCAGATTGTTTGTGAAATACTTTTTCTAATCGACGTCGGAGCCCCAACATTTGGTGAGCTCTAACAAGCGAATCTATCCCTCCATATTGTTTACAAAATCCATATCTAGACCATTGTCTTTGCCACTGATTACATGCTAATTTCATAGCTTCATCTTGAGCATCGAACATCAATTTCTGTTTCATTACAAACGGAGCTTCCGTATTGAAATAAGTTCGTAATTTATGTTCATCTATTACTTCATCTTGAGGCAAATATTCATGTTTATCCAATACTTGACTAAGTGGAGTATGCAATGACCGAAGTAATTTCGGAAATAACGTAGAAGAGAATAACTCACCCTTGGTTTGAAAAAATTTTCCAGTATCCGGATTTGTTACCCTACTAAAAGGAGAACCCACAGAAGTATGAGGATTAAATTTGACTGTGGTTTTACTACCCTTACCATAAAGAAACGGCTTTAACATGTCTATAGTATACTTTACTGCTATATCCATCTTGAAATCAGTTGGTTTTTTCATTGGTTTATCACATTTCCGTAAGGATGCGATATATCTATCAACATCACTCACAGCTGCACAATGTTTCGCCATCTTTTCAACTTCTCCGTATTCTTTATTAGCTTGAATAAATTTTTCCCAAATCCAATCACGCGTCATAAACTCACTTGTGGGTGGTTTAAAAGCTAAGCTAGGACTCTTTCCAATATTAGTAATATGATCAAAAGCAAATTTCGGTTTGTAATCCCCTCCAAATTCAGGGCAATAAACTACTTCCTCCTTAGTTTCATAAAAAGAAAGTGTATTATTAACGAGCGCACTTTCGCTCTCCTCTAAAAATTTAGTTGATCCCAAGGTACAACTTCATAATAATTGCGTCCACCATTTTGTCCAGAATGAATTCCTTCCAAATGATTTTCACAATCAACTACAGGACTTCCACAACTACCAGTCTCAGAATTATATTTTGTATAAAAACGAGTTGGCTTAGAACTATCATAATCCTTTGTTTCAGAAGTAGAAGTTGTACAACAAGCATGATTGGAAAAATGAGATATTATTCTCAATTGACCTTTCTTAATTTCAGACCGTGCATAAGACTTGAGTCCAGGTATATTTGAATGGCCACAAACGGCAACTATGTCAATCCCAAAGGATTTCCATTGCAGAGATTTTTTTTCAACCTCCACGCTACCATTATGACTTTGAAACCAGAATCTTTCGGGTAAAAGATTCCAAGTATGAAAATTTAATAAAGTATAAACTTTATTATCTTTTCCTATTACCGAAGTAATATGAGAAAACTTATCGTTGTGTGTCGCCCCCACGGGTGTTACCCAACCAATATGATGGTCAACAGGTATGTCTATAACAAAAACACCACCCATACGACCTTCATTTATATCTTGCGCATTTTTAATAACTATAGTGTCATTTTTAGGAACAAACGCTTGTTTGTGTATGAAACAACACTGATCACCAAAAGTACACCCACTCGGGGTACTAAAAGCTTTACAAATGGTTTTTTTACACCATTCATAATGTGCTACATCATGTATAAATTTACATTTATCTCCAAATTGACATTTACCACTTTTATTAAAAACTTTACAAAATTTTTTCTCACTTTCATTTATATCTGTATTCAAAGGTTTAATCAAACTATTATTATCAGGTGTATTCACTACCTCTCTAGATGCGACGGCATTACTCGCCGCTATCTCTGCAATAACATTTTCATAAATTTTCCTCAAATTCCGCTTTGTTTTTGGGTTTTTAGGCCAAATAGTAGCATTTTTGAGTCTTAACACAAAATCATCATAAGAAATTGCTTGTCTCGCAATTTGCCTTACAGTACTATCACGATTTGTTCCAGCAACTGAAATTAATTGCTTATTTTCAGTCAATTTACTAGCAACAGTCGGAATCTTAACTTTAAGGACACGTAACTCTTCTGTCATTTGAATAATTAATTTTTTAAGTTCAACAGTTTCGTCACGTAGCTTATTTACATCAATCTCCTGCATAGGAAATTGGCGTATTTCAGGGATATCTTGAGCAGTAGTTTTAAATCGTAAATTGTTCTTATCGTAAAAACGTAAAAATTCATTTCGTGAAAACACATTAGTTTTCAAAGGAATTCCTAACTTCTCTGCGATGATTTGTACTGCAAAAGGTTTGTAAACTGGTTGAGTGTCGAGATTAGGTAACCTGAGTCCTTCGTCTCCAACACTATAAATTTGATACGGTATAATTCTCCCAGTTATGAGTTGTTTATGGCAATTAGCTACAAATTCTCGATCAAATTTAACGAAAGCGGACTCATCTAAATCAGCCCACGAACCTACAGGATTATTAGCACGCATATCTTCATAAAAAGCATCAATGTACTCTTTCGTATGTTTTCGTGCATATTGTTCCTCTAATGATTCATGAGACGTTACATCGCGTCTATCATCATTATAATCTAAAATTACAAACTTACCACCTTTCCCCACTACCCGATCATCAATCTGATCATCAGGTATATCATTTTCTTCATCACGTTCATCATCCGACTGATATAAATCAGCTGCATAATAAACATCATCTATATTTCCAAAACCATGGGCTTGGTACAACTTTGTAGAATATTCATGTTCAAAAGATTCATCACCGTTATAAATATCAGCTAACTCAGGAGCACTGTATTCATACTCAAAACTAATATCACGACCATTATCCATAGTAATGTTAAAAGCACGAGCACGCCTAACAGAAGCTTTAATCCCTCGTTTATTATTATTAGTACCTTTTCTCCTATCCCAGCCTTCCGGCACATCACGAGGATGAGACATATTATAAAGCTTATACAACAAGACACACAATAAGAAACTATATTCAATTTTAACACCAGTTTTACTAGTGTTAACTATTGCATGCATCATATAAGTTTTAAAGTCTTTTATGAGAGGATTATCAGCAATAAAACAAAAATTTTTATACCGTCTATTAATCTCTATCCTATTACATAACTTCAATTTAGAAGCTTCACAACGAATTGCATTTAAATCAAACTCGATTTTTGCCAAAAACAAAGATTTATAATATAACCAACATGCTATTAAAAAAAGAATAGTAAAAGAAACAACATCACTATCAGGTGGCGTTATCTTAAACACATTAACTTCACTTTTAACAACAAAAGGCATACTATTAATTCTTGTAAAAGTACGAAAATTCAAATTTTCATAAGATACATATTCAGTGTTAACATAAATAGGCAAATATTCACAAAGTGGAAGAGCCATAGCATGTTCTTCGGATATACCTTCAAACGCTAAAGCACTCCTAGCACAATCTGGATGAAAATTATTACCTTCATCATAATCACACATAGGCCAATTCCACACAACTCCAAGATACTTACCCATACCACAAGTATCCATGTACTTAAAGTATGTTCGCTCAGAATTGATTTCAAAAAGATAAGGATGCTTCATATTACTATGAGTACCCTTGGAAAAAATAAAATGAGGATTTTTAAAAGACTGGCTAAAACAGGCTGTATAGTCTGAACTAACTTCCAAACCAAAATTGTAAGTCTCACCTTTACAGATGGTCATATAAACAAAATCAGTATGCTCATACAAATAGTATATACTGCCCAAACAAGCAACACACATTATACATATAACAGTCTTTGAAAAAAACAAATTATATCGTATATATTTATACAAACTATTAATAAGTATAAATATTGATATAAATATAAACCCAATAGAAAAGACATAATACAATGAAAAAAAAATTAAATTTGCAGTAAAAAAATACAAATCACAAAGGTGTTTATTCCAT